CTGTGACGTTCTTCATAGGTATACTTACGATACAAGTTCAAACTGTCTACGTGTACACGACCTACTAAATCGTATGTCTCGCTCATCTTGCCGTACTTTTCGTATTCACGCTTCTTAGGCAATTGACCCCATAAGCAAAAACGTCTTGTATCGTCTTTACTCATTATGCGGGCTACACGATTTACAATATAAGGGATATCATAGCCCTCGCTGTTCCAACCACTTAATATATCAGCTTCTTCGATAAGTGTTAAGAACGTGTCCAGCATGTCCTTTTCTTTTTCAAACAACATTACATTAGGAATATCTTTAACTAATTCTGTCGCTTGCTCCATAGTAAGTGTCTTAGGAGGGACTGCCAAACATATCATTGTTTCTAACCACTGCAAATAAACGGAGACAGACGTAATGCCCATAAATGGATCGCTAGGGTCAGCAAATCCACGTTCGGGATCAAAGTCTGTCTCAATATCGAAAAATGCAATGTTTAGTTTTGGAGCATCTTGGTTGAGATAGTTTTCACTTAGACATTGAAAGATTGGATTAATATCACTTTCAAATAAAGTTTTATCTCGATTGATGGCAATTTCTTTGCGGAAATCTTTTGTGTTCTTACATACAATACGACTCAAAGGATCTCCGTACACACTCTTGTACTTGCCTTTTTGGTCTTTGTAGTAAAATGTATACTTTACAGGATATTCACGGAATGTTCTAACTCCGTCTTTGCGTTCAACTATTTTGATCGTATCATGATCACGGTCAAACAATGCGTCTACGTAACTCAATTAAATGCCTCCCCGTTATTAATGGCTAACGTTGCCTCTACATGTTCGTAAGTGAACGACTCTATAAATATTTATTACCACCAACTATTTGCAACGCCAAACCCGAATACGTTTATAACTGCAAAATAACCAGTCAGTAACATTGGCCAAGCCAAGCCTCTTCTATAATAAGCGTATGTGCCAGTGATACTTCCAATAAAGAAGCCAGGATAGATAACAGCCATGTTTGGACTTTGTGCAGTAAAGGCAAGAGTTAAACTTGCCGCTACTGTAAACACAAAACTAATTAACTCAAAAGTAAAAGCAGTTTTATCACTATGATAACTGTCCAGCCAAAAGTCTTTTATTTTTTTAATCATTTATCCTTGCCAACGGTTACGACCAATGTTTCTAAGTCGTCAAACTCGCCAGCAACACGATCCCAGTCGCCTTTTCGTGCAATTTTAATTGCTTTGGTAATTAAGCCAGGCTTAATGTCTAATTCTTCTGCTACTGATTTAATAGTATCTTTCAGACCTTCTTGTAGGTCTTCAATCTCTTGTAATACTGTAACGCCTTCGTTAACCAATTTTTCTAGTTTTGCCTTTTCTTCTGCGCCATAGGTGCGATCACTCATGAGTGTTTTCTCCTTTAAAAGTTATATTGTATTATACGGGATTAATTAAAAGAAGTCAATTATTTTTTTCCTAAAAGATAGTTACTAATAATAGTATCCATCGTTCTAAGAGCTGAAAATAATCCAATATCTACGTCTTTTTTAAGAAGCTTGCCTTCTTTTTCAAATTGTTCACCAAGGCCTTGAACAATAGTATCTCTTGCTCGTTTCGCCTGATTAGTACTGCCTGTTTTATATGCATCGGCCCATTGCTTAGATCGTTTTTGTTCAATAAGTACTGCAAGCCATTTTTTAATATAGTCATGTGCGCCACCTTCCCATTTAGTGAATTCAGTTACGCTCATGGGAACCCAAGTTGAAATGTCTTGTAAGGTTTCTTTTCTATCAGTTGCAAGCGGAGATGCCTGTGGAACAGTCTTTAGTTGAACCTTAGTATTAGCATGTGGTTTTATAAAATCATATATTTCTTGCCAAGAACTAGGTGATTTAGGAAGCCTAATACCGTAGGTAATAGCTTTTGAATTCCACATAACAGGTGACATTGGATTGCTTTTAGCACCAAACGCAGCGTTAGCCCTATCAATTTGATATTCTCTATCCTCTGTACTAGCAGCTCGATCAAGATCTAATTTTATAAAATGCATGATAATATTTCGCCACTGCTGGTCATCGAAGGCATTGCGCAGATCAGACATTGTCTCAATAGTTTTGCCTTGAGTTGCTGCCGCAGGATCTTGCTCTATTATAATATCAAAAACATTCATAGGTTACTTTGGTGCAGTACCTTTAAATTTTCCAGCAGCGATTCCTGACAGGGTATCGCCTTTAACAACGGTATACGGCTCTGTCTTACCTGGTAATTTAATTGTCTGACCAACTCTAATAAGATTAGGATTTTTAATATTGTTGGCCTTAGCTAAAGCTGTAATTGCTCTTGAAAACTGTGCTGATGGATCTCTACCACCTCTAGTATTTGTTCCACTACCTGCGGCCGGATCGTTAGTGGCTGTACCAACTGATCCTACATAACTACTCCCGCCAGCGCGATCGAGGCCGCCACTAGTTGTAGTTGATCCGTCCGGTTTTACAGGGGTTACTTGTGCACCGCCACTAGTTGTAGTTGATCCGTCCGGTTTTACCCGTCCGGTTTTACTAGCGGATTTGTTTTAGCCCAACCAGCGGCTGGACCTGGATCGCCATACAGCGCACTAGATGGGTGTTTTGGATTTCTCAATGCAGTGTTTACATTATTATCTCGTAACTCTATAGCTTTCTTTCTAGTAATAAATCCAGATTTATAAATTATAACAGCATCTTCTATATTTGCATATCTTGCAGATTTATAATTTCCTGATTGGTCTTTATCAACATATACATAGCTGTCGCCATTTGGCATTGAATACAATCCAGGAAGATCTAATCGCTCTGCAACTCTTCCTAAGAATTGTCTTTTAATATAGTCTGGACTCATTGCGAATCTTTTAAATCCGCGGCTAAAGCCTTGAAGGAAACTGTCGTCGTCTCGTGACTGTAAGAAATCGCGTATTCCTTTTACTGTGTCGTTCATGTCTTGTTCAACTTCTTCAATAGTTGTAGGAACACCACGCTTTGCTATTACACGATCAATATAGTCATTAACTTCGTTAGACTCAACCAGTCTGCTTTCGCCTACGTGTTCGGGCTTGCCTTTGTGCTTTGTACTTGCATAGTCTTTAGCAGCTGATTTGCTCATGCCTTTAGCAGCCTTGGCTACTTCTGGACTTGCAGCTTTTTCGCCTTTCTTTGTAGCATAGACCATGCCCATAAATTTTTGTTGCGCTTTTGACTTAGCTTTTTCTTCTAGTTGTTGAGCTAGACGTAACTTGTATTCATCTTCTTTAACACAATTATCTACAGTCTTGCCGCCTTTTTGCTTAGTACCCATGCGCTTGTAACCGTCCCAGCATGCTTTGCCGTCAACGCCTTTTTGTTTTTCACTTTCGGCCATTTGAGCGCCAAACTTCATTTCATACTCTAAGTTATGAAAAACTGAACCAATGTAGTCAGCTGCCTTGGTAATTTTGCTCTGCTGCCATGCTTCTAGGCCCTGTTCTTCAGAACGACCTTTAAGCATTTCGTGCAGTTTGATTGCATACTTGGCAATTTTGTACAGCTCAGAACGAGCCATTTGAATTTCGTGATCCATTTCTGCTTGTGCAGCTAAATCACCTAGGCCTTCTTTGACAGATTTTAAATCTTTTTCGCGCATAAAACACTCCGATATTCGTTATTATAGTATTTATCTTTTGACAGGTTTGCCACCAAGCAAATTATCATTGGTGTCTAATGCATTTTTAGCAACTTTATTTGTCTTTTTAGGCTTTGTGTTAGCACCTGGATTAACTACAGCGGCTACAGCACCTGCTGTAGTAGTTTCTCCTATGCCTCGATTGATACCTCTGCTACCTGTTCCGCCCTTTTTACGCTTCTTGGCAAGTTCTCCTATACCGTGGCGTATTTGTTCAAAGTTTTGTTCTAGGCCCATAAACATGCCGCCTTTAGATAGCTTTGTAATTCTTTCCCATACTTCGAGTTCGTCGCTGTCTGCCATCTTTGCAAGTTCTTTTAACTGTGCTCTGGCCTGCATGATACGACCTTTAAGTGTCATAGGGTTAGCTTTTTCATGCCCGTAGATTCTTGGATTGTTTGGTTCACTAGGATCCATTTCAATAGGAGCTTCGTTTACTAGATCATGTACTTTCATTTCTTTTTTCCTGATTTCATATTAGCTAGCCAATGTGCCATGCGCTGTTTTTCACCTGAGCTATTCTTTGCTGTTTTTCTTAGACTGCTTACACTAGCCTTAGTATTCACACCACTGCGTTTAGCAAGTCCTTTGCGCCCTGGATTCTTTCCATCTGCAAAGTTTTCGTGCATGCCAAAGTTTCCAGTCATACGTACTTGTTTTATTCCAACATCATTGGCAAACTTATCAATGACCATTGCTATTTGAAAGTCCAGTATAGTTAATCCCTTAACATCAAAGGTAGTTGTCTTTACAGCAACTTCTGCAACGTCCTGTGTTACTTCACAGAAGTGATCCATCTTTTCACTTAGCTTATTAATTATTCTTACAAATGCTTCAGCTTCTCTATGATCTTGTGCTACATACTTTGCTTGAAGTGTTTTATGATCCAACATCTCCCAGTCTGGAAGATACTTTGTTTTCATATCGTCTAAGGAATCATTATTAGGCTTAAATTCTTCAACATCGTTAGTTCTAAACTTGCCTTCAACTACACTTTCTACATTATAAGTAGGATCTGTTTTTTGACCTTTCTTTTTCTTATGTGCAGCAGGATCGAGATCAGTAGTTGTTAACCCTAACTTTTTTAAATTTTGAATATATTCGTGTTCCAAATCTTCACTTCCAAATGACAATATGGCGCTGGGAGGACCTTTACCAAAATCATGTTTGCCCATGCCTTCAAGATCGCTGATGTGCATGCCTAGTTTGTACCAATCATATACATCGCTTACATCTACTTTAACAGTGCCAGCTGGCATAGTTGGTTTAGTTTCTGGACCATATGGACGATCATTTGGATGTCGATCTTCCATACTTACTTTATTTTTGCCTTCACCTAGATTAGATAAAACATTAGTTGAAGAACCTTTAACACGTCTTTTGTGTGTAGGTGGGTAACCATCTTTGTCTACTGTATTGCCAAACTTTGCAGCTTGTATTTTAATTTCATCAGGACCAACATCAACTGTTGTATTGACGCCCTTTACAATGCGACCTCCGTTTTCAAAAATTTCTCGTAACTTCATCGCTTGCGTCCTCTAAATCCTGGCTGTTGACTCAAGGGGCCAGTAAGCCCAGGAATAGTAAACCAAAGTTGAAACCATTCTTCTGTACCAGGTTGTATATTACGTTCACGCTCAATCCGTTTCTTTTCAGTACCTGTAACTGAAATGTTTGAGCCTTCGTATGCAGTGTATCCTTTAAATTCGTTGATACCCGCTAGGCGTTTGAGCTGTTGGATTTCGTCCATTATTTTTTTAATCGTTGTCTTGCTTGATTAAGCATATCGTCTAACTCTGGGTCGCTTGCATCAACATCACCTGTTTTACTAGAGTTCATAGTCGTGCCCTTGTATCTTAATTTTAAATTAGAATACATGGCGCCACGTTGTCTTAAAAAATCTGACAACCATTTATCAGCTTGCTCGATAACTTGTCTTGGTGTTCCAACCCAATTATTTTTTTCCATAGTTGGTGTTAAATCAAATTCTTTATATTCACCACCCATTAACATAGATGCCATTAGTTTGTTAGGATCAACTGTTTGTTCTTCCATACTTTCTGCAGGCACAGCTTCTTTGTCTTTGATTCCCATACCCTTGCGTACAGCCGCAAACATTTCATGTGCTAGTTCTTGATTAGGCACACCTTGTGCAAATGCATCAAAGTCACCGCTGGCCGCAGCAGCTCGCATTTTACTTGCACTCATACCTTCAGCACCATCTGCATCTGGATCACGCTCGCCTGCACTAACTACTTGTATGTTGTTAAAATTGTATTCAACACCGTTGTATTTGTTAATTAGTTCTTGAAATGATTCTACACGATCAGATCCTGCTACATAAATTAGCTCAGTATACCCAAGTTGATTAATCTTTTGTAATGCTTGAATGATTGTTTTTACTTCTGGATTACCAATGGTTAGCTCTGGAAAGAAAAACTTTGCGTAGCGCAATTTTGTTTGAAAGTCTAGTGGGTCAGTCTTAGGTTTCTGCGATTGACTTAAAAAGATATAAGGGTCACCGGGTAAACTTTTAATTTTGTCAACTAGTTTTTTGTGCCCTATAGTAGGGGGATTCATCCTACCAAATGCTATTACGGCTGCACTTTTAGCTTCAACAATTTGATAGACTTTCATTTGTAATCGCCCTTTTTAATAAGATCCATTTCTTCGGAAAATAGTTTATCTATAATAGCAGAGCGATCGTCATTGTTAAAAATTTCATCAGCTTGATCGGCTAGCTTAAATTTTCGGCAGTATTGAGTAATACCTTCTTCAACCATAGAAGAAAACATTTCCATTTTGTTGCAAGATTTACCTGCGCGACTCATGTCTGCAAGTTTAGTTACAGTAGGATAGTATTGTTTGCGATAGAACATGGGATCGTTACGCATGAATACTATTGCGTCTTCAACTACATCAAAAGGTAGTTCTTTATTATCTGGGTGTGTAAATTCAACTATTCTCATATTATTACCATTTTCTGCAAGACCAATAGCGTGCCTTAGTACGCGGTCCTGGATTATCACAATTATGTCTTGCTCTAAAGCTTCTACGTCTAGCTGGATTAGATTTCTTAATGGTCATGTTAGGATCACCAAAGTTAACTTTTTTAATGTTACCTGTGCCTGGATCTTTAACATATACCTTAAACTTTTTAACATCGCCCTGCATGGGCTTGCCCAACGAAACTTTACGACCTTGATATTCTGCTTCGTCTAGCTGATCTTCGTTGAACCACATTACACCGTACTCTATAAAGAAGTCGTCACCTTCGTAGGTTTCTTCAATAATGTTCTCATCTATATCTGAGCTTATTTCAATATCAAAATCGTCAAATCCTTGCTCAAACATGTAGTTGCTTAGGCGTTGTGCATATTCGTCTGATTCTTGTTCTGTAAGTGCTCTTGGTAGAGGTATTTGAAACACATGTGCGCCCTGCGCAGTTTCAAATAGTTCGTTACCTGGAAAGACAGATTCGTCTAAACTTTCAGTTAGACTATCGCTCTTTTCAAATATTACTCTTACAAAATGTTCCATATATCAAACCTTAAATTTATCATGTATTTACTTTTTTACTTAATCTCAAGTTCTTAGTGTAGACTAGCATAGATTATCTCTTTAGTACTATTTACCGTTCTTTAATCCCACGCTCCGCCCGTTTGTTGCCAAGCACCGTCTGTGAATATCAGTGTACAGAAAGCACTACTATCAACATATGAAGCGATGGCATCATTGAATATTCTAAATGGTAATAGCAGTCCGTTAGTTCCTGTACCACCACCTATTCTGTAAGTAGCTACAGTAACACTTACGTTTGCGGGTGTTGCTCCGTTCTGTGGTACCAAGTACATGATCTGTCCTTCAACACCGTCTGCTAAAGAATATATACCGTCTGTTAGTTTGTTGACAGTTTTAGTTAGATCCAGTGCTGTAACTGCTTGAATAACATCCGCAACTGATATATTTGCGGTGCTTCCTAAAGTTCCGCCTAGATCACCGGTATCTAATGTTCCAATAACGTCATTCACTGCGGTATTACCAGTTGTGTTAGTAACAGTATATGCGGCCGCGCCACCAGTGACCACTACTGTAAATGTGACCGGTCCTCGAGTAAATGGTCCGTAGTTGCCATCTACAATAGCACCTATATATCCACTATCTGATAGAGAAGTTGCTGTTCCAGTGTTATAGGCAATCCCAGTCTTGGCCACTGTGCTGTTAACTACAGCACCTGGCAATGTTGTTTTACCATCTTGGCCAAATGTCCAATCGTGTGTAGAAGCGTTATCTCCAGTACTTCTAATTTTTACAGCCCCGCCATCTGTTCCTAATAATAAATTCCTAACTCCAGAACCTCTGTTGTCTGCCCAAACCATTGCTCCCGTCTCTCCGGATACAACATCATAAGTTTGAATAGTTAAAACTGGGCCGCCACTTTGTCCGCCTTCATAGAAATATATTCTAGGAGACCCTGTAGTTGCATCTAAGTTTAAATCATTTCCGGTTATTGTTAAATCGTCATCAATAGTGATAGCATCGGAACCAGTACCAGTTGATGCTCCTATAGTTCTACCGCTAAAAGTAATATCGCCAGTATTTGCTCCGCCCAACACGCTTGTGCCATTACTATCAAGAATGTCGCCACCTGCCGGTAATGTTAACCCGCCTTCATTGTCAAAGGTCCAAACATTGTTGCCCGTGTTAGGAGTGGTAATTTGTATGTCACCGTTAACAGTTGTTCGCACATTGTGATCATCAGTGCCCAGGAAGATGCTGGTTTCAGCCAAGTCGCCTGTGGTCAAGTGTAGGTGATGCTCAAAATCAAATGTAGGTGCGTCAGGGTTAATCAATCCTGATTGAACACCTATAACTCCCGGACCGTAGTTGTCCTCTTCAGGTGACACACGAATAGTAAACTCATTGTCATCACTGTCTAGTGTAAAACTAAAATCGCCATTGCCAAACTCATTAACAGCCACTGTGCCTGATCCTGGATCTGATATGTTAGCATCCTCTGGGTAGATCCACCAGTAGAGCGTTTGATCAGCGTAGGTGTTTGAAGATATATAGAAAGTAAGAGTATCACCAACTAGGGCGGTGTTATTACTGTAATTTATGCTTATACCGTTGTCGGTAAAATTATAGAGAGCACCGCCCTTGATCACCAACTTCTGGCTGGCCACATCCGGGCTTGCTGGAGTAAGTTGGATTGTGGGATTGCTGGTAACATAGCCTTCAGTGATAGTACCACCTGCTGGCAATGTTAAAGTGCCAGTATTTTCCAAAGTAACTGTGTAGGCACCGTTGATTAAACTGTTGTCACCACCCACTGTGTACAGCGTGCCTATCAAGAAACCGCTGACCTCTGTTGTTAATTCTGCTGTTGTGACTGTGACTTCGCCTTCACCGTTGTCTGCGTCAAATTTTTGTGCGTCAACCACTGTGATGTCACTGGCTGAACTGTTGAGTACACCGCTGAATGAAGCCGCTGTGAACGCCCAGTCGCCTACAGAGAACACATCTCCAGTGGCCGCGACCTGAACCACTGTGGCCCGAGGAGGCTCTTCTATTAGAAGACCAAACCCGCCCGCAAGTACCACATAGTCCTGTTTGACTGCTATGTTACTGCCGCCGCCCTCGCCTGAAAAGATGTCGCCAGTAAATGACCAACCTGTGGTATTGTCTATGAGTCTTTGCCATTCCACGGTGCCATTAATGCCATATTTGGCTGCGACCCAGGTAAAAGCGTTGTTCACATCATTGTTGTTGCCAGTCATAGCTGACAAGTACAGTTTATCATCAGCGCCAACCACCACACTGACGCCAAATGTTTCACAGTTGCCTGTTACTCGTCTACTCCACTGTTTCACACCCGCGCTGTCCAGTTTCAGTATGCTGAGAGCACTGGTTGTTCCGCTTTCAAAACTATATTGATAACTGCCAGTAACATAGATGTTACCGTCGCTGTCAATGTCAGCATCTGCTCCACGGCAGTCAAAGCCCGCATCAAACTGTATGGCTTTTTGCCACTGTATTACTCCTGAACTGTTGTACTTGACCACAAGCATACGGTCGTCAGTGTCGTTAGCAGCCAAGGTGGCCACTTTGACGATCATATCATCTACACCAGTAACGCCGCCAAGGTCCTCACCCAACACAGTGACAATTACATCGTCCACTGATCTGCCACCCGTAGTATCAACCACATTGGTAAATGTGGGAACACCGTCAGTGAAAGAGTAATTTGCTGTGATGCCATTCACAAAATTTATTGAACCGCCTACAGTCCATAGTGGATTGCTCGCTGGATCAACTGACAATGTCTCGGCCGCATACAGTACACCTAACTGAGTCATATAACCAACAGCCACTACTTCTCCTGTAGGACCCACTGCCATACCAAAGGCTTCTTCATTGCCTTGTCCATCCAGTGCTCTTGACCATATTATTGTGCCGTCTGCCGGATCAACTTTGGTAGTGGTGATATAATTGTCAGTGCCGTTGCTGGCATATCCCACCATGACTGGATTGCCGTCTGAGGCCACATCAACTACAGGACTGTCACTGACGAAGCCAAAGTCATAGACCTTGCTCCACTCAAAGGTGCCATCAGCGGCGTCAAGTTTGGTCAGTGTGGATACATCATATCCCGATTCGTTTGATACCAGTGTTTTACCTGCCACATATATTGAGTTGCTGTCATTGTCCACAGCCAAGCCCCAGCCGTCTGTTTGAAAACCATCCTCAAATCTTGCTGTCCATATCTTGGTACCTGTGGTGGTATACTTGCCCACTGAATAGTAACGACTGTTGTCATTGTCGTTAAAATGACTGAACAAGGCAATAACATTGCCCGCACTATCATATTCCACGCTGGATGCTATTGACACAATGTCTGTTGGGGCACCGTCCTCAGATTCAAATGTCTGTACCCAGATGTTGGCATCACCGCTTGACCCACCGCCTAATACTGACGCACCAGTGCTGTCTACAATGTCTCCACCCACAGGTAGTTGTAGTACACCGTCGCCCTTAAATAGCCAATCGTGATCTACTTCGTTGTTTGGATTGGATTGATCAAATGTTCTAATAGTCAAACCACTCTTGTCTTCAGTTTGATCCCAGTTTAGTTTGATCTGTGCTCGTTCAACTTCTGTGTTTAGTTTAGGATCACCTGTGTAAGCACGGATAAGTTGTGTGTTACTGCTGCCTTGATTGACATTGATCCAACGCATACTAGTAGCTCCGTCAGCACAGTCTTGAATAAATCTACCACCAATACCGTCGAGGCCTGTGGTAATATCTCCAGGAGCAGTTAGATCACCAGTCCGATCAAAGTTCCAAGTGTATGTACTACTGTCGTCATTGTCAATAGTGATGTTGATGTCGTTGTCGCCGGTAATACCACCTGGAATCTGTAAACTACCATCTTGGCCAAATGTCCAAGTCTTAGTTGTTACTACTGTACTAAATGTAACTGTGTCATAATAATCATGTCCCGCAGTAATATCTTGATCAACGTGGATTTGCCAATAGCCGTTATCTTGTTGGATATCTGTAATAGTGGCAGTTATGGGAGTTCCCCAGGATGTGGTTACAGTGTCGCCTATCTGAACAGTTGTACCTAAAGTAGGATATGCTTCATCACCAATAAACAATCTCCAAATGCCGCCTGGCGGCACAAGTTCATCTACTGTAGCTACCTCGATGTTTCCTAATGAACCACCAACTACTTCAATCGATGCGTCGTTATTGTTTGCGATTGTATCTGCGTTGAACGTAAAGTTTCCAGTGTTAGCATTGCCACTAATGTCACTTGTAGCATCGCTGTCTTCTGGATCATCCTCTTCTTCTTCTGTGCCAGGATTAACGACTTTTGTAGCAACAAACTTACCGCCAACGTTAGTTAGTTTAATATCACCAATGTAGATAGAACCGTTAGAAACAAATAATTCTTTCCATTTAAAATCTGGACTACCTAGCGTATATCCTGTAGTACCGTCGCTGTCTACTGACGGTACAATATTTTGCGCAACAGCTGACAGATCGATATTTCCACCAATCCCGCCATTATATATTTCAGTAAAGTTTTCATTTACTTTTGAAAAAGCAGAGCGTATACTTTCGCCGTCTCCTGTTAATTCTCCTGAGCCCAAATTAATAGTTTTCTTAGCCATGCTCTACCCTTAATGATTTAATTTAATAGTATTAATTGTACCATCGGTCCAGTCAAATACTCGAGCACGTACCCAAACATAATTACCAATAAAATTGTAAGATTTTGAATTTGTTGTAGGACTTGTGTATTCTACAGATGTAATATTTTGTTCTGTAAGTAGTCCGGTAGTGTCAACACTCATAGCACCTGTGCCTAGTTCTACAGTGAACCAATCTGATTCTACAGGATTTACTGCAAGAGTACCTTGAATAGATATCTTACCAATAAATCCTGCTATAGATACTTGGATAGTGTGCAAGCCGTCTGATCGGCTATAAAAGCCGTCGCCCTTGAACGGATTGCTGATAAGCGACTGTAACGAACTGTCGCCTATGTGTGTTTGTTGGGATAAAATGGTTTCTGAATTTGTGCTCATGTAACTATTTATCAATATTACGCTTTGACACTATACGATCAACTCTGCGAATATTGTCCAGCATTAAGTTACATAGCTGGAGAGTACGATCGTCTCGGGCATAAAAATACATGCCGTCAACGTACCCATTTTCTATCATTACTTCTTTAAGCACGGGGCCCAGTTTTATTTGCTTGGGATTTTTCTCAGCCCATAATGCAAAGTTTTCATTTCCACGCTTACGACCAAGGGTAACGCGGAACTGGAATGGTATTTCTTGTTCTACAATGATGGTGTTGGCATTAAGAATATTAAGTGCTTCAGGACTTGGTTCCCAAAATTCTTCTAAGTTATATGCGCTTATATCTGCTTTTAGATTAGTTAACCATTTTCGATCGTTGCTGTAAATGCATAGATTAGAACTTTCAACTCTAAGCATATAGTCATCAACATTGTTAAGATACTTATGTATCTTTTTTGCATCACGATAATGACTTTCTGTTATTACATCTTGACGTAGTGTTTTAGTAAGCATCAAAGGTCTACCAGCCTTATACTCTATGTCAAGTGAATCTAAGAATGATTTGGCCATTCTTAGATTCTTATTCCTAAATGCTCCTGCAAGTCGGTTGTTTATGACCAACTTGTAGAAGTATTTATTCCAAAAAAGTTTGTGTGTTTCACACTTTTTCAACTACTTGCTCCGTGACACATTCGAGTACAAACTCGTTGTTTCTGAAGTCGATGTTTACTTTTCCACCATTCTTCAACTCGCCAAACAACAGCTTGCGAGCCAAAGGACGTTTAATATCTTTGTCAATCACACGTTGTAGAGGACGAGCACCCATCTTTTTATCAAATCCACGATCTACTAGTGCATCAAGTGATTCGTTTGTGATTGAAATTTCAACATTTTTATCAGCTACTTGAGCCTTAAGTTCAACTAAGAACTTGCCAACAACCTTCATCATTACTTCTTTAGTCAGTTTACCAAATGTAATAATACCATCTAATCGATTGCGGAACTCTGGACTAAAGAATTTCTTAAGCTCTTTGTCTTCGTATTCCTTGTCTTGACTGTCACCGAATCCTATATTATTCTTTTCAGCATCCTGTGCGCCCAAGTTAGTAGTTAAGATTAATACACAGTTACGTGCATCAGCTTCTTTACCATTTGATCCAGTTATACGACCGTTGTCCATAATCTGTAATAGGATTGTGGCTACATCAGGATGTGCTTTTTCAATCTCATCCAGCAACAGCACACAGTTAGGGTGTTCTTGTAATTTAGTAATTAGAATACCTGCGTTTTCTTCAAAGCCTACATAGCCTGGAGGTGAACCAATCAGTTTACTAACGCTGTGCTTTTCCTGATATTCACTCATGTCAAAGCGTACTAATTTTACACCAAGCTGTCCAGCAAGTTGTTTAGCAGTTTCTGTTTTACCTGTACCAGTTGGACCCATGAATACAAAGCTACCAATTGGTTTGTTTTCTGGTTTTAGTCCAGCTTGTGCAACAAGAATCTTATCAACAATATTTTCAATCGCGTTATCTTGGCCGTATACTTCTGCTTTTAAATTCTTTTCTAGATTTTCTAGATTAGAAGTTTCTTTCTCCATAACCTGTTCTGGAGGAAGATTTACTACCTTAGCAAGTTCAAACTGTACTTCTTGTTCGCCTACGATTTTTTCTTTGACATCTTTTAGATTAAATCTAGAACACGCAAGATCGATCAAGTCAATAGCCTTATCTGGTAACTTCTTATCTGCTTGATACTTGACACTGAGCTTAACAGCAACTTCAATCGCTTCGTCTGTGATAGTTACTTTGTGATGATCTTCGTAGTACTTCTTAATACCACGTAAGATGTCTTTGGTTACTTCTGGAGTAGGCTCGTCAACAGTAACACGTTGGAATCTGCGCATCAACGCACGATCCTTTTCAAAGTACTTGCGATATTCTTCCCAAGTAGTACTTGCTACAACTTTGATGTTACCTTTGCTCAGTGCAGGCTTTAACATATTAGCAAGGTCATTAGCACTGTTGCCGCCACCTGCACCTGCACCGTTCATCATGTGAGCTTCGTCGATAAACATAATAGTTTTACCTTTGCTCTTTAATCCTGACAGTACAAGTTTAAAACGTTCTTCAAAGTCACCGCGATACTTAGAACCTGCAAGCATACTACCAATGTCCAGCATGTACACAGAGTAATCTTTTAAAAACGCTGGCACAGTACCTTCAACGATATTGTATGCAAGACCTTCTGCAATAGCAGTCTTACCAACACCGGGCTCACCAACTAACAGTACGTTGTTCTTACTGCGTCTACCCAAAGCAAGAGCAATACTTTCAAGTTCGTCTGCACGACCAATCAATGGATCAATGCGTTTCTTTTTAACTTCGTCGTTAAGGTTAGTCGTAAATTGTCTCAGTGCCTTTTGAGCAACACCTGACACTTCTTCATCTTGTGTTTCAACTTCTAATTCATTGTTGATATAATCAGCAAACTTTTCTTTTTCAATACCTGCTTTTTCTGCATAGTATGCGGCATGACTTTTCTTTTCAGACAGTATACTAAGCAATACATCGCTCAGTTGAATCTCAGATCGTCCAGCAAACAATACTTGTGTAAATGCTCTATTCAAACAGCGTTCAACTGACTGTGTTTTCTTTGGCTTATACTTTTCTGCTTCTGTTTTAATTTCTTCTAGATTATTTTTAAGATAATATTCTAGATTAGTTTTGATATAATCAACATCAGCACTAGCACCTTTTACTAGATTGTAAAAGTTTTCAGAGCACAACATTGCAAAAAGCAGATGCTCAAGGGTAACATATTCGTGCTTGAGTGCCTTAGCATCTTTAACAGCTTTATCAAAGACAAGTTGTAGTTCTTCTGATGGTTCAACCATGTTGTGCAATCCTTTTTTCTATTTTAATTTGTTTTTTACGTGCTAAATCTAATTTTAGTTTCGATACTCTATCAACGAACTCAATCCCTTGAAGATGATCATATTCATGTAGGAAGCAACGAGCATCAATATCGTATAGTTCTATTGTACACTCTTTTGCGTCTGTGTCAAGGTACTTGGCCACCAACCCCCTAGGTCTTTTTACATTCAAGAACAGCAACGGATGACTCAGACATCCTTCTGGACTAGCATCTGTATCTTCTGTTACTCTAAGTATAACAGGATTAATAACAGCGAACGGTTCTTTATTTTCTAGCAGATACGGTTTTATAACAAATATTTGAGCATCTAGTGCAACTTGATTAGCACTAAGGCCTATACCGCCTTCGGCAATCATTAGCTCAATCATTTCTTTTTCTATTTGTTTAGCATCCAGTGTTTCAAAATCAAAAGCAGATACTGCTTTATCTAGCCAAGGATCCGGTGATTTAACTAATTGCATTTCTTATCTCTCTAATTTTGTTTAGCATATCTTCGTCGTCTATTTTAGGAATTTCTGCTTCGACTGTTAGGAAAATTTTTCCACGTCTGCCTGTGTGTACATTTGGTGCGCCATAGTCGCTGATACTAAATGTTATTCCGTTTCTTGATGCTTTAGGAATTTTTAATTCTAATTGACGACCTTCTACAGTATTTACTATTATACTACATCCTAAGATTAAGTCAAGAGCGTTGACATTCTGTTTAGCATACAAGTCATCATCTTCTCTACGCCAAACAGGATGTGCTAGTATTTGTATTTTTACAAAAAGATTGCCGCGTTGTCCCGGCATAATATCATCGCCTAGCCCGCTGAATCGAATAGTGTCTCCGTGTCTAGCACCGGGTGGTATATCAATATTTACAGTTTCTTCCCTACCTGATCTTAATCTATAGGCTGCTATTAATTTTTTACCAACAATTGAATCTACTAGATCTATTTTTGCTGCAATAGTAATGTCTGGGTTACGTCTTGTTCGACCACCAAACATCTGTGACATCATGTCAGAGAATGGATCGTTATTAAAGTCACCGGCTCTAAATCTAACCTGTGGTTGAGGATTGTCGTATTGCGCTCGTTGAGCTGGATCGCCTAATACAGAATAGGCTTCGTTAATCTCTTTAAACTTAGCTTCGTCACCGCCTTTGTCAGGGTGATGTTGCATTGCAAGTTTTCGATATGCTCGCTTAATGTCATCTTGATTAGCAGATTTGGCAATGCCTAGTACAGAGTAATAATCCATACTATTATATATCGCAATAAATTATATTAAGAGCGTAGCTTGGATTATACTGGGTCAGTAAATACCATTTGCTCGCCACGCATCATAATATTACTAACGCTTAAATCATTTACTCCACTACCATTATTGATGATATTGGCAATAAGGGAGATAGCCGGGATCAACCCTTTGTTAGCCGCTGCATAGGCAGCTAGTCCAGGATAACTTTCTTTTATTATTCTTGAGATGGTTCTAGCACTACTAGTGGGCCGGTCAGCTTCAATAGTAACTTCATTTATTACATCCTCTAACTTATCCAAAATAGGTTTGACCGCGGCTGAGGCAGGCGTGAGTTTTTCCATACGTATTGCAAGTATGCCAGGAACAACTTTTACAGGCTTTGGGCTAATAAACTGTGGAATGAAAAGATTCTGTTGATTAGATCGACAAGCAGCTAACCATTCCAAATAAGAAGTGTCGCTGGCTTTGAATGTTTTTAATACATAATCAAAGTCGGGGTGCCCCCACACAGTAGCGAAAGAACCACTGCCTAAAGCAGCAAAGCCTTTTTGTTGTAGAACATCTGTATAGGATGCTGTTGCCAAATCTTGCTTTACGCCGACTAATTCTGTTATTTTCATTTAGTATTTACTCAGGTTATTAACTGTTTCTCAACTTGGCTAATCCAAATAATTCAAATAACTTAAACCACATCCAGCCAATATCAAACTCAAACCAACGACGACTTAGTTTAGGGTTAGCAGGATCCAAGTGATGATTATTGTGTAGTTCTTCACCACCAATTAGTATGCCCCAAGGCCCAACATTACGACTATGGTCTTTGGTTTCACCGTTACGATATCCCCACCAGTGACCAATGCCATTAATAAATCCTGCGGCCCAGAATGGAATCCAGATCATCTGTACGCCCCATACTAGAAAACCCCATAGCCCAAATAATAACAAGTCTATGACTAACATTAAGAGAATGCCATGGCGGTGATATCTAGTATAGAAAACTTCAATACGATCTTTCGGAGTACCTGCACCATACTTAATAACCATTTGTGGATCTTTAGTAGCTTCGTGATATAAACTCCATCCACCTAGTAGTAATCGTTTAATACCAAAGATGTGAGGACTGTGTGGATCGCCTTCTACATCAGTTGATTGATGATGCTTGCGATGCACTGCTACCCATGCTTTAGTAGTCATTCCTGTGGTCATCCATAACCAAAATCTCATAAAATGACTTAGAATTGGATGAAACTCAATTCCTCTATGTGCCTGACTTCTATGCAAATACAGCGTAACACACACTATAGTAATGTGCGTCATTATTAGGATTGCTAAGATAATTTCCAAAATATTCTCCAAAAGATGTTGTGTCTGTGTAATAGTATATTTACCTGTTGACAGGTGAGCAAGAATATTGTATAATAGCATTATGAAACGTAAACTTATACTCACAGACGCAGACGGAGTTCTACTAGATTGGGAATGGGCATTCTCAGTTTGGATGCAAGAACGAGGTTATACACTAACAGCGGATAATAAGAAAAGCTATTATCTGCATCATCACTACAATGAATTAGAAGAAAAAGATGCTAAGAAAGTTGTTAAGACTTTTAATGAATCTGCAGCCATTGGCTTTCTTCCTGCACTTCGTGACAGTGCTTTCTATGTTAAACGACTGCACGAAGAACACGGATATCAATTCCGTGTTATTACAAGTTTGAGTCTAGATAAAAATGCACAGAAACTGCGTGAAATGAATTTACGCAAGATCTTTGGCAATGCTATTGAATCAGTTATTTGCTTAGACACAGGCGCAGATAAAGACAGTGCATTGGCTCCGTACAAGGATAGTGGTATGTGGTGGATTGAAGACAAGCCGCAAAACGCAGATGTTGGACATGCGTTGGGATTAAAAAGTATTCTTATTGAGCATGGACATAACATGCATCACGTTTGTGAATATAATATTGTTAAAAATTGGAAAGAGATCTACGAACTTGTTTTAGCTCCAGTATCTACTGCTGTCTAAACTATCCCAATAGGCTTTGTTGTTGCGATTGATAAAGTTCTTGACAAGATACTTGGCCATACCAAAGTAGCCCATCTTCTTAAATCTACGACTGTCTTGTCCAAAGTAGTGTTGGATAA